CGCTCTTCCCAGAAGAGGCGGCGGCCGCGCTGGACGTGTTCAGGGCGCTGCATGTCGTTGACGTGCCCGGCAGCCCGACCTTCGGCGAAGTCGGCGAGCAGTGGATCTTCGACTTCGTCGGAGCGATCTTCGGAGCCTATGACGCCACCACAGCCAAGCGGCACATCCGCGAAGGCTTCCTCTGCATCTCGAAGAAGAACGGCAAGTCCACGCTCGCCGCAGGCATCATGCTCACGGCGCTCATCCGGAACTGGCGGCGATCGAACGAGGCGCTGATCCTCGCGCCGACGATTGAGGCGGCGCAGAACAGCTTCAAGCCGGCGGCGGATATGATCCGTGCGGATCCCGAACTGAACGCGGCCGATGGCGGGTTCCTGCATATCCAGGACCACATCCGGACGATCACCCATCTGACCACGAAGGCGGCGCTGAAGGTCATCGCGGCTGATACTGCGACAGCGGTTGGTAAAAAGGCCGGCTTCGTTCTGATCGACGAGCTTTGGGAGTTCGGGAAGAAGCCGCATGCGGATGCGATGCTTCGGGAGGCGACGGGCGGGCTGATCTCTCGGCCCGAAGGCTTCGTGATCTCGATCACGACGCAGTCGGACGCTCCCCCCGCAGGGGTCTTCAAGGACAAGCTCGACTACGCACGAAACGTCCGTGATGGCCGGGTTGAGGATCGGAAGTTCCTCCCCGTCATCTACGAGTTCCCGCCGAGGATGATCGAGGCGCAAGCCTACCTCGACCCGGCGAATTTCTACGTCACGAATCCGAATCTGGGGCGCTCGGTGAGCGCGGAGTGGCTCGACGATGAGCTCCGGAAGGAGATCGCCAAGGGGCCGCAGACACGGAACGTCTTCCTCGCCAAGCATCTGAACGTCCAGATCGGTAACGATCTGCGTGAGAACCGATGGCCCGGGGCGGAGTTCTGGTCGAAGCGGGTCGAGCGCGTCCTCACCCTCGAGACCCTGCTCGAACGCTGCGACGTCGTCACGATCGGGATCGACGGCGGAGGGCTCGACGACCTGTTCGGCCTGTGCGTGCTCGGCCGCGAGAAGGTGACGCGGCGCTGGCTCGCCTGGTCACACGCCTGGTGCCACGTCGGCGTGCTGGAGCGCCGCAAGTCGATCGCGACGAAGCTGCGCGACTTCGAGCAGGCCGGCGAACTCACGATCGTCGACGACGAGCTCGGCGACATTGAAGCCATCGTCGATGTCGTCGAGTGGGTGAAGGACAGCGGGCTGCTGGCGAAGGTGGGCGTCGATCCGGCAGGGCTCGGCGAGATCATCGAGGCGTTCGCCGAAATCGGCGTAACGCAGGAGAACGACCTGCTTGTCGGCGTGCCGCAGGGCTACGGCATGATGAACGCCATCAAGACGGCCGAGCGGAAGCTCGCCAACGGCACGCTCGTGCACGCGGCATCCGGACTGATGGATTGGGCCGTCGGGAACCTGAAGATCGAGCCGACGGCCACCGCCATCCGCGCGACCAAACAGAACGCCGGCGACGCCAAGATCGACCCCGTGATGGCGCTGTTCGATGCGGTCGTGCCGATGATGCTGAACCCGGAGCCGGCCCGGACGGAATCTGTCTACGCGAGGCGCGGCCTCCGGATGCTGTGAGGGCCGGCCGAGCATGGGAATCCTCGACCTTTTCCGGCCGAAGGCGCCGCCGGCCTCTGCGAGGCGAGCCCCGGGACCGCGCGCGGATGGCGGCCAGTTCCTCTCGCTGGATGATCCGGCGCTGAGGGAGTTCCTGCGCCTCGGCGCGATGACGCCGTCGGGCGTGACGGTCACCACCGAGAACGCCATGAAGGTGCCGGCGGTGTTCCGGTCGGTGAGCCTGATCTCCTACGCGGTCGGCATGCTGCCGCTGCACCTGATCGACAACGAGACGAAGCAGAAGGCGACGGATCACCCGCTGTTCTCGCTGCTCCACCGGGAGCCGAACAACTTTCAGTCCGCGTTCGACTTCCGAACGCTCCTCGAACACTGGGCGCTGACGGAGGGCGACGGCTACGCCCTCGTCGTCCGCTCGCCGACGAACCGCCGCAAGATCCTCCGGATGATCCCGATCCATCCGAGGAAGCTGAGGCCTGAGCAGCAGGACGATTGGTCGGTTCGCTACCGCTATACGCCCGAGAAGGGCGGCAGCCGCTACTTCGAGACCGACGAGATCCTGCATCTCAGGGGGATGACGAGGGACGGCATCAACGGCATCTCGCTGGTGCGGCAGGCCGCCGACGCCATCGCGCTCGCGATTTCCGCCGACCTCGCGATCGGCCGCCTGTTCAAGAACGGCACCTTCTCGAACATCTATCTCGCCACCGAGAAGGAGCTCGGCGACGAGGCCTATGATCGGCTGCGTTCGGACTGGGACGGCATGTATTCCGGCGCCGAGAACGCCGGCAAAACGCCGATCCTCGAGGAGGGTCTTGAGCCGAAGTCGCTCGGGGTGTCGGCCAAGGACGCGCAGTCGAATGAGACCCGCGGACGTCAGGTCGAGGAGATCGCCCGCATTTTCGGCGTGCCGCGGCCGCTGCTGATGATCGACGAGACAAGCTGGGGCTCGGGCATCGACGTGCTCGGCCAGTTCTTCGTTCGATACGGGCTGAACCCGTGGTTCGAGGCCTGGCAGCAGGCGATCGGTCGGACGCTGCTCGTCGACGCCGACAAGGAGCAGTTCTCGGCGAAGTTCAATGCCGGCGCGCTGTTGCGCGGCTCGACCAAGGATCAGGGCGACTTCTTCGCCAAGGCGCTCGGCGCCGGCGGACAGCGCGCCTGGATGACGCCGAACGAGGTTCGCGACGTGCTCGACATGCCGGCGCACGAGGATGGCGACCGGCTCGACAATCCGATGATGGGCCACAACGGCGGCCCTGCGCTCAACGACAACTAGGAGCCAGCGATGGCCGACGAGAACCGCGACCGCCAGCCGGCGGCCGAGGCGGACCGCGCGCGTCCGCCCGCGATCAAGCCTGAGAGCGCCGAGGGCGAGCGCAAATCCGAAGATCCGGCCGTCGCCGGAGAGCAGCTGCCGCCAGGCGCCGTGAAGCGGCCGCGCGGCGTCGTCGGCCGCATCATGGGCCGCGACCGACCTGGCCCGCTGCCGGAGCCGGCGCGCCGCGACGTGACGGCGCTCGCCCCGCAGCCGGTGATCGACAAGTGGACCGCCGAGGCGTCCGGCATCCGGGCCGTGTCGCGCGACGACAACGTCATCACCCTGTTCGGCGTGATCGGCGACGATTTCTGGTCGGGCGAGGGGATCACGGCCAAGAAGATCACGGCGCAGCTGCGCGCGATCGGCGACCGGCCGGTCGAGGTGCAGATCAACTCGCCCGGCGGCGACCTCTTCGAGGGGATCGCAATCTACAACGTCCTGCGCGAGCACCCGCAGGCGATCACCGTCAAGATCATGGGCATGGCGGCTTCGGCCGCCTCCGTCATCGCGATGGCGGGCGACACGATCGAGATCGGCGCCGCCTCCTTCCTGATGATCCACAATTGCTGGGTCGTGGCGATCGGCAATCGGCACGACATGCTGGAGACCGCAGCGTTCCTCGAGCCGTTCGACCAGGCGATCGCGGACGTGCTCGCCGCCCGGAGCGGGCAGCCCGTTGAGGCCGTCGCGAAGTGGCTCGACGAGGAGACCTACATGTCCGGCTCAGTGGCGATCGAGCGCGGCTTCGCCGACGCTCTGCTGCCGGCCGACAAGGTGACGAAGGACGACGACGCAAAGGACCAGGCGAAGCAGGTGAACGACCTGCGCGCCATGGAGCTCCAGCTCGTCTCCGCGGGCCTGACGCGCTCCGAAGCGCGCGACCGCATCAACAGAATCAAGGGCACGCCGGGCGCTGCCCCTGAAGACGACACGCCAGGCGCTGTCGACGACCTGAGCTGGCTCGGCGATCTCGCCGGCCTCACCGCAGCACTCCGCTCGTAAGGAGCCTCCTATGACCCGCTCTCTGTTCGCGGCGCTCGGCGTCGCGATCGCGGTCGCGTGCGTCGTCGCGCTGTCGCCTGACGCTGCCCACGCCGCCACTCACCTTGGTTCGCCCTGTGTGGCGATGCTCGCTCTGCCGGCCATCTCCGGCGTCCAGATCCCGCGCGCCATCGTCGGCGGCCGCGTTCGCGCGGACATGTCCAGCGTCGCTGGTCGTGCGGCCGCCATGCGGAAGGCCTCGCCGCTCGCTATCGCCGCCGTCGCGGCCATGCCGCGGGCGCTCGCCGCGGCGACGATCCGGGCCGACGTCTCCGATCCGAAGGCGGCGATCGGCGAGCTGCTGAAGGCCTTCGAGGACTTCAAGCAGTCGAACGACGAGAAGCTGAAGGGCAAGGCGGACGTTGTGCTCGACGAGAAGGTCGAGCGCATCAACGCCGCCGTCAGCGACCTGCAGAAGGCCTGCGACGAGCTTGCGATCAAGCTCGCGGCAGCCAAGGCCGGGCCGGACAACCACATCGGCGATCTGCAGCCGACCTCGCCGGAGGCGCTCGCGGCCTTCAAGGCGCATATGCGCAAAGGCGAGGTAAGCGCCGCTCTGACGAAGAGCACCGATTCCGAAGGCGGCTATCTGGCGCCGGTCGAGTGGGATCGCACGATCACCAACAAGCTCAAGCGGATCAGCAAGATCCGCGAGAACGCGCGGGTGATCTCGATCACGGTCGCGGGCTTCAAGAAGCTGTTCAACGACCGCGCGGTCGGCTCCGGCTGGGTGGGGGAGACGGCGTCGCGCCCCGCCACCACGACCCCCTCGATCGGCGTGCTCGACTTCACGCCGGGCGAGATCTACGCGAACCCGGCGATCTCGATGCAGCTGCTGCAGGACGCTGCGATCGACCTGGAGCAGTGGCTGGCGGAGGAGGTGGACGTCGAGTTCGCCCGTCAGGAGGGGATCGCGTTCCTCTCCGGCGACGGCGCGAACAAGCCGTTCGGCATCCTCACCTATGTGACCGGCGCCGCCAACGCCGCGAAGCACCCCTGGGGCGCGATCGAGACCGTCAACAGCGGGGCCGCGGCCGCGCTGACGGCTGACGGCATCATCGACCTGATGTACAGCCTGCCGTCGGAGTTCGCGGCGGACGCGAAGCTTTACATCAACCGGCTGTCGATCCGTGACGTTCGCAAGCTGAAGGACAACAACGGGCAGTACCTCTGG